GCGCAAACGGGTGGGGCTAACTGAATAAAGGAGAGCAGAGGATGGAAATCCCCCAACCAGAGAATAGCATCTCTAGCCTGATCGACAAGCACCATGAGGCGCAGGCAGCGCAGGAGATGCCCCGCCCTCACATGGGGTGCAGCATAGTCGGTCATCCCTGTGACCGCTGGCTGTGGCTGTCGTTTCGATTTGCGGTCAAGCAAAAGTTTCCCGGTCGCGTGCTGCGAATGTTTCGCCGAGGGCGTAATGAGGAATCGGTCATCATTGATGACTTGCGGGCGATCGGAATCAAGGTGCGTGCGCTGGAGGAGCAGATGCGGGTGGCTTTTGGCAGTCACTTGTCAGGCAGCATCGACGCCATCCTAGAGGCCGGTGTGCCAGGCGCAGTCAAGACCAAGCACATTGCTGAGTTCAAAACGCACTCATGGAAGTCATTTGTTGAACTTGTCAAGCAAGGTGTAGAAAAAGCCAAGTTTGAGCATTTTGTGCAATGCCAGTTGTACATGGCAGGCACCGGCATCCACCGCGCTTTGTATGTTGCCATATGCAAAGATAACGACGAAATCTATACAGAACGAATTGCATATGACAAGGAAGTGGCCGAAAAGTATATCCAGCGTGGTCAACGCATTGCGTTGGCTGATCGTATGCCCGAGCCGCTGAGTACCGATCCATCGTGGTATCAATGCAAGTGGTGCCCCGCTTACTCAATGTGCCATGAGGCCCAGCATACAAAGGAGGTCAACTGCCGCACTTGTGCCCACAGCACAGCCAAGGCCGACAGCACTTGGCACTGCGCCCGCCACGACGCCGACGACATCCCGTTGGAGTGGCAAGTCAGCGGCTGCGAGTCGCACGTCCTGCACCCAGACATGGTGCATTGGAAGCGCAAAGATGGCCCGAATGAGTGGGTTGCGATCTACGTTGTGAACGGCAAGGATGTGGCAAATGGCGATCCAGACGCGCACGTTTACTCCAGCAAGGAACTGCTGGCTAATCCCGCGATGTGTTCGATGGGAGATGTGGAGATTGAGAGACTGCGGGGGGATGGGGCGAGGGTGGTTGGATGAACTGTATTGAATTTGGAGATTGCAGGACAACCATGCGCCGTTGGAAAGAGCAGGGCATCAAAGCGCAAACTTGCGTGACCAGCCCACCTTACTATGGTCTTCGGGACTACGGGCACGATGGGCAAATTGGTCTGGAAGAAACGCCAGAGGATTACATCACGGCAATGGTCGAGGTGTTCCGATGCGTATGGGATGTGCTTGAAGACAACGGGACGCTTTGGCTAAACATTGGGGACAGTTATGCGGGCAGCGGGAAAGGCCCAGCTGGGAACCTTGGCGCAAAAAATGATGAGCGTAACATGACCCACACGCCATCAAGTTCATTTGTGCCAACTGGATGTAAACCCAAAGACCTGATCGGCATCCCTTGGCTGCTGGCCTTTGCCCTTCGCGCCGATGGTTGGTATCTGCGCCAGGACATCATTTGGCACAAGCCAAACCCAATGCCTGAGAGTGTGCAAGACCGATGCACCAAGGCTCATGAGTATATTTTTTTGTTGAGTAAGTCGCAGCAATATCACTATGACCATGAGGCCATCAAAGAACAATCAACATCTAAAAGCGAAGGCATCAGATTTGGCGGCAACAAATACGGGGATGATGATGATCCTAAATATGCAACTAAATCAGGCAATGTCAGCAAAGAATACGACAAGGCAAACAAACGAAGTGTCTGGACGGTCACTACCAAGCCTTACGCTGGCGCACACTTTGCCGTCTTCCCATCCGACTTGATTGAGCCTTGCATCCTTGCTGGCGCACCCGTTGGCGGCATTGTGCTTGACCCTTTCATGGGCAGCGGAACAACAGCACAAGTGGCCCAGAATCTTGGGCGGCAGTACCTTGGATGTGAATTGAATCCAGAGTACGAAGCATTGCAGCAAAGTCGGTTGAGTCAGTTAAGTTTGGGGTTGGAATGACTATCGAACTCCGCCCCTACCAACGCCGCACCATTGACGAACTGTATGCCTGGTTCACCGCAGGCAACACCGGCAACCCCTGCGTTGTGCTGCCAACCGGAGCAGGCAAGTCGCACATCGTGGCTGCAATCTGCAAGGACGCCCTGCAAAACTGGCCCGAGACGCGCATCTTGATGTTGACGCACGTCAAGGAATTGATCGAGCAGAACGCTGAGAAGATGCTCCAGCATTGGCCCGATGCCCCGCTGGGCATCTACAGCGCCAGCATGGGCAAGCGTCAGATTGACTCAATCACGTTTGCTGGGATTCAGTCAGTACGCACCAAAGCAGATTTGCTGGGGCACATTGATCTGGTGCTGGTCGACGAGTGCCACCTTATCAATCACAAAGATCAAGGCGGCTACCGCACGCTGCTGGCGCAGCTCAAGCTCATCAATCCGCAGTTGCGCGTGATCGGGCTAACCGCCACGCCTTACCGTCTGGGCCACGGAATGATCACCGACGAGCCTGCTTTGTTTCACGGACTGATTGAGCCGGTGATGATTGAGGAGTTGATTCACAAAGGGTATCTGTCAATTCTGCGATCCAAAGTCACCGTATCCAAATTAAGTGTCGATGGCGTACACAAGCGGGGCGGCGAATACATCGAGTCGGAACTGCAAGCGGCAGTTAACACCGACCACCTCAACAAGTCGGTGGTGGATGAGGTCATAAGCCGCGCAGAGGGGCGCAAGGCGTGGCTGTTCTTCTGCGCTGGTGTAGCGCACGCTGAGAACGTCTGCGAGGCGCTGCAAGAGCGTGGCATCAAGGCAGCGTGCGTGACCGGCGAGACGCCCAAGCTAGAGCGAGAACAGATGCTCGCCGACTTCAAGTCGGGCAAGTTGCAGGCGTTGACGAACGCCAATGTGCTAACCACCGGCTTTGACCATTCCGCCATTGACCTGATCGCCATGCTGCGCCCGACGATGAGCCCTGGCCTGTACGTTCAGATGGCAGGCCGCGGGCTGCGTCCATCACCCGGCAAGACAGATTGCTTGGTGCTGGATTTTGCAGGCGTCGTTGGCACGCATGGCCCGATCACCGCCGTGACACCGCCCAAGAAGCAAGGCGACGGCACCGGCGAAGCGCCGGTCAAGGTCTGCGACAACTGCAACGAACTGTGCCCCATCAGCGCCAAAGTCTGCCCCGCCTGCCAGCACCCGTTTCCCGAGCCGCAAGAAAAGAAACTAAAGTTGTGCAGCGACGACATCATGGGCCTAGACGGCACCGAAATGGTTTTGACTGGCTGGAAGTGGAGAGAACACACAAGTTTTGCAAGCGGCAAGATGATGCTGGCTGTCTCGTATTACGGGAGGCTGTCTGACCCTGCGGTGACTGAATACTTTCCTGTTTTGCATGAGGGTTATGCGGGACAGCGAGCCATGAAAGAGGTCATTAAGATCGCAGACAAGGCAAGAATTGTCGGCATGAATGTAGACAATCTCAGCAGTTTGGCAGCGCAATTGAGCAAAGGCAATCCACCGATTCAGATCAAGTATAAAAAGGAAGGAAAGTTTTTTCGGGTTATCAACAAGGATTGGAATGAAAACTGAACACGAAGAACAACGGGAGTTTGTGCAATGGTTTCGCCAGACCTATCCGGCAACGCTTATATTTGCCATCCCTAACGGCGGTGCTAGGTCACCAGCCACCGCTGGACGCCTCAAGGCCGAGGGTGTGGTGAAGGGCGTGCCTGACCTGTTCATCCCAGCGTGGGAGACTTGGGTCGAAATGAAACGCACCAAGGGCGGCAGCACCAGCCTAGAGCAAGACATGATGCACCTGTACCTGCGCAGCGTGGGCTACAAGGTCATCGTGACCAAGGGATTTGAAGATGCACAACGACAGATTGAGGAACTGAGAAATGAAGTGGATGAAATGGAACAAGGGCAATCCCCCAAGCATTGATTGGTATCCGACGATGAAAATTAGGGGTCGTGGCTGGGACAACTCTTGGCGCTGGTGGGATGGTGAGCGTTGG